CCTCGCACAGAGCCATATACTCCGCCTTCTCAATCTGTATCCCTCGCACAAGTTTCTTATTCTCGTATCCCCAGTCAGCACTCTCCCAAAATAACATTTCGCTAGGATAAAGAGCCCCGCACCTATCGCAACAGTTCCACTCGAGCGGGGATAAGATGTCGTCGAACCAGTCTATTTCTTCGCCACATTTTTTCTTCTCCTTCTCGCACTCCTTCTTCAATTCGTCAGCCGTCAAAATATATGACTTCTCCGCCCAATCTTGAAGCCGTTCTATTATGCCCTGTCTAGTTTCCTTCTGTTTCATATTCTCTCCTACCAGTTATTATTCTGCCAATCTGGAGCGGGATAATCCGCCTTGATTTTCTCTATCACCTCGTCGCTATCGTCTGTAAAGCTCTCCATATCCGTAGCGACAGGATAAAACTTTACGTCCTGTATCATACCGTCCTCGCCGTATATAGACACGCTAAAGCCCATAGTTATAGAGCGTTGTTCAACGTCGTCTGGTAAGTTTACATACTCCCCGTCGCTATATATTTCCCCTGTCGTCATTGTGCCGACAAGTTCTTCTTTGTTTACTCTAAAGTATCTCATTTCTCAAGTTCCTTCATATCACTTCTTATGTCGTCAATAAGGTTCTCCATAATCCCGAGCCAATCGACCTCGTGCCCCCACTTTATGAGCCCGTTCTCTAAACTCCAACCGACAATAGTCGCCTCGTCCTCGCTATATATAAGTCCGTCGTCTATCGCCTGTTGTATAGCCTCGTCCTCGTCCTTGCCTTCCTGTTTTATCAGGTTCGCACGTTCCGCAAGCCCCGCTACAATATCGCTATATGCCTCGCATAATGTTTCTCTCATATTCTCTCCTACACGTATAAGTCCACGTTCTTATCGTTTTCGTATTCAGTCCCCTCAACGGCGTGTTTCCACTCGTCATAAAACATCTGTTTCGGTATCCCATAGGTTCTAGGGATAATAACAGCAATCTTCCCGCCCCCTATTTTTTGTATGACTATTTCTTCTGGCGGTATCAAGTCCCCTAGACTATCAAAAATAATCTCCTCAAGTTCTTTTTTCTTCGTTTCAAAATCTTTCATATTCTCTCCTTTACTTCCACCCGTAAACTTCGTTTACTTTATCAGCGAGCGAGCGTGTCGCCTCGTCAAGTTCTTTTTGCGTCCACTTCTCCCCGCCCGCAATCTTCTCCGACAGTTTCTCCCACTTCTCCGTGTCAATCACTTCTCGGAAGGTATATTCGTTCGTGCCGTCGTGGTGATGTCCGAGCCCCCGCACTTCTCCGTCCTCAACATAGACTTCGATGTCGTCAACGTCGCCGTGATAATCAAGTATCACGTTTACATTGTGCTTTCCAGTTTCCTTTACCGCACTATGGCGTCCGTCCCACAATCCGAGCCCCGCAATAATCACAATCTCCCCCGTAGTTTCTATATCAAGGTTCGCTTGTTCGCTTTCCCGCCAAAAATCTGTCTGGCGGTATGCCTCCTCGAGTTTAAGTTCCTCAATTTTCTTTTCGCAAGTATTCGCCAACACGCTACCGAGCCAGTCAAGCCCCGCCAACGTTTCGAGCGTCGACTTTACGTCCTTTACTTGTTCTTCTATACTCTCCTCTCCCGCCTTATAATCAGGTTCAGAGGTAAAGATAATATGCTTTTCGCTTTTCATATAATCCCTTTCGTTTAGATTATGTTTCAATTATACTCCATAAGTCAACATATGTCAATACCCATTTCCTAGTCTGTCGCAAGGATAAAATACTCGACTTCCTCTGGAGTAAAGTTCTTATACGTTTCCTCGTCCGTCCCCGCCCCCTCGCAATCAAGGATATAAGCGTCCAGTTCATGCCACTTGTCAAAATACCATTTCGCAATAGCACTATCGTGGTCAAACTTATACCACTCCCAACCTTTATGGTTCATAACAATCGCTAGAGCCGTGATATATCTGATGTCCTTTTTCCACTCCGCAAAAGCCCGCTTGTAGGTATCCTCAAGCCCAATCCGTGTCCACTTCTCCGCAATCGTAAAGTCCATGCGGAAGGTATTTTCAATCACCGCCACTCCGTTTAGTCCGACGGTATAATCTCCGCCGTCCCTTATTTCTTTTTCAATCCTATTCATTGTCGTTTCCTCAAACTCTTTACTGTTTCCTTTACAAAAGCGTCCTTGTCGCTAAAAGAATAGCCAGTATTCTTTATCAGAATAAAGCCCGACAGCCCGCAATCAACGTCAACGTCGCAATCAAACTCCGCTACCATAGCCCATATTCTCCCGCTATCGACGCCCAGTTCCCCGAGCCTGTTCTTTCCTTGCCATATAGCATAGCAACCGTCGTCGCCACTATGTAGCGTTTTTACGTGTTTAAGAGCGTCGAAGCGTGGTTCTCGCACGCCCCCATACGTCCCGTAAACTCCGTCAATATAGCCACAATCCATAACTAGAATATCGCCATAATCAAGTTTTAGCGTTTTCATTATTCAACTCCCTTCTCGTCAATAAACTGTTGTGCCAAGCGGTCAAACTCCCGCCAGTTTTTTATCGTCGGTTTATGGCGGTATCCGTGATATTCAACTTCCGCCCCCCCAACCCTTCCCCGCTTGTATCACGCCCCAAATATCCCCCCCGACTTGAAAAGCCCCCCGCAAATATAATCTGCCTTCCATTATCGCCCCCCTTCCGTCAAAAAGTCCTCAAAATAACTGTTGCAACCGTTCGCAACCGTCCACGTGTTCCCCCATAAGTCCGTTATAGTCCCCGCCTTCAGAGCCTTCCGCAAGCCCGCCGTGTCCGCCGTTATGCTAGCATAATCCTTCAAATACTTCCCGACCGCCTTCAGCGTCGTTCTTGAATAGTCCCAATCGTCCCCGAGCGTTATATGCTTTTCGTCCCTGTCGACCAGAGCGACCAGACTGTTATATGATTGAAAAATGGTGATGTTCCATTTCTCAAACTGTATCACAAACTGGTTCGCCCAAGCGTTCCCGTTGTGATTGAATAATTGTTTTACACGCATTTCTTTTCCTTTCGTTTAAGTTTTAATTGCGTCCCCCATTTTCAAGTATACTCCAAAGTCAACAAAAAGTCAACCCCCCCAGACTTCCGCCCCCCGCCCCGACGCCCCCGCCCGCCATAATCCCCCTGCCGTCCCGTCCGTATATATACACGTGCGTGCGAGCGTATATATACACGCCCCGCCTTCCTGCGACACGTGCCCGTATATAACACGCCCGCCTCTCCCGCCTCTCCTGCTTGCCTGCCTGCCCCCGCCTGCCCGTGCTACCCCTGTTAAGAGCGAGGTAATGAGGGAGAGCCCCCCCGTGCGTAAAAGACAAAACCGACGAAGGAGGTTTTGTTATTGGGTGTCCTGCCCGAAATGAAACTTTTTCCAACGTCCTCCTGCGTTTAGGGCCTTCATTAGAGGCGTGTATATATACGGGGACCTCGGTCGTAAGGGGGGCCGGGGGGAATTGTTGGGGCCGGGAGAGTGTGGTATACTAGGGCCAGTATCTTAGCAAACCGTCATCAACGGAAAGGGCGGCTGGGAAGGGAGCAGTTGACGAAGGCCTTGTCACTGTTTGTATCCAGTCACGTTACAGGCCGTATACCGAGCTAGACAGGTAGCAAAACTACGGAGCGGTTAGAAATAGTCCCTGAGAGCAACACCTATTCTACGGTGAAAAGCCGTGCAAGATGCTAGTCACACCCCACGTTGCCTTTGTGCTCAGTGGGGTTTGTGGTATAATGGAGTCAGACGTACAACGTCTAACCCTTTCGTTTAAGTTGTAACCTCCACGGTTCTTCTTATGAAAAACGCCCTGCATGGGCGTTTTTGTCATACAACTTTTCTGTGCTACAATAGAATCACAGTTAAAATAAAGGAGCGATTATGAAAGACGCCGACAAAAACAATAAACGGTCAACGACGACCGGTAAACTCGAACTTCGCAAGTTGTGGTCAGTGCCACAGGCGGAGTTTATTTATGCCTTGTTCGTGGAAGTGAAGACGGAGACGGCCGAGATGGAAGATGATAAACCCAACTGGGATAAAATCATCGATACTGACATCTCCTGGCAGACCCCTCAGGGTTATGTAGGCGATGAAGCGTGGGCCAAGAAAACCGCCGAGCACTTTGAGATTGAGTTCCCTAAAGACGAATACAAGGCGGAATAATGGCTGACCTCAACACCATCTTGAAACAAAGAGGGTTGATGTCGCTCGAAGAATACGACGAGATAATGCAGAATCAATCTTTTATCTCCACGGGATATAAGGAGATTGATGAGATTATCTGTCCTGGTTCTGGAGGGTTCCCACGTGGAGCCCTCTCCGAGGTCTACGGAATGTCCAGGTGCGGGAAGTCCCGTTTTGTCCGAGACATCTGTATGCGCCCCGAGCTCAAAGCCCTCTACATTGATACTGAAAACGCTCTCTCCACCAAAGAGTATAACTGGATGAAGGAACACGGGGTGGATATTATCGCCGAGCAACTCCTCGAGAATATCTGGGGCGTGGTGAACGATTCCCTCGAAGCTGGCCTCTACGACATCATCGTCGTTGATTCCATCGGGGCCACCGACTCCCAGGCTGAGAGAGACGACGACAATACTCTCTCTATGTCTACTGCGATGCAGAGGGCGAAGATAATGAGTAAGTGGCTCAGGGGCCTTGGGTCCGTCATCAAGGGGAAGAGGACGGCCTTGGTATTCGTGAACCATTTGAAAGAGGCGGTGGGTGCCTTCGCCGGGTTTGCTAAACCCTGCGGCAAGTCTATCGACTTTCACTCTATGGTCCAGCTCCAGTGCTCTGGCTCAGACTCTTCGATGAACAAGACGAAGAAGGATTTCAACGTGCTCTGTAAGAAGACACGGTATAATATAGTTGGGCAAAAGGCTCACGTTCGTATTGACCTTGACCCCTATAAACCAATAAAGGAGAATTAAATGCTTTACCGCAACCAAACCGACACCATGTCGCAAATCCAACTCTTAGCTCAAATGAGAATCACCACCGTCCCCGAGGCCGTGGCTTTCCTCAGAGCTATGACTCCTATCAACGCTCAAATCGCTCAGGTGCTCCAGAGGGCTTCTATCAACCTTCAGCACCAGGCCCAGGCCCCAGCGACTCCGGCCCCAGCTCCAGTTGAGCCTATTGTTGCTCCTGAACCTGACAAGCCTTTTGAGCCAGAAGACCTCTCTACCGACGAGGGGTTCTCCGAGAAGGAAGTTGAAGAGAAGGTTGCTAAACTAAAGGCCGCTCGTAAATAATGAATACGGCACAGAAGAAAAAGAGCATTGCCCCGCTCTACACCCATTGGAAGAAGTTCTCCAATGAGGAGCTCAGGAATATCCTCCTGGACTTCAAGGAGTGGTGTGCTCAAGGGACCCTGATTATCAACAAGCAGGGCCACGCTGTGCCGTTTATCTTGAATGAAGCTCAGGAAGAGGTGGCGAAGTTAATTCTCTCAAAAGCCTTCGCCCCCATCCCTGAGCCCATCTCTTTGGTGATACACAAGTCCCGTCAGATGGGTATTTCGGTTTTGTTAGCCGCCCTAGAGCAATATCTCGTGGACCGCAAACAAAACCTGAATATCACTCACCTCTTCCCGGACGAGCAACTGGCCTACCAGTTCTTCAACGAGAAGTGGCAACCTCTCGCCGAGGGTAGACACCCCCAGCTCTTACCAGATATGTATCCTACGATTACCCCAGTTCCTTACATCAAGGTGGGGGCTTTCCACGGTAGGGAGATGAACTGCAACATCAAGATTGGTGGGGCAGGTTCTCCTGCCGCCGGGCGTTCCGGCACTCAGCATATCGTTATCCTCGATGAGTATGCTTTCTACCCGAACGTCTCCGCCCTCGAGCGTGGCGTCCTCGCCACCCAGCCGAAGACCGGTATGGTGATGACCATCTACGTCTCCACCGCTAACGGTATGAACTGGTTCTACGATACAGTGAAACAGGCCAAGACCGGGACCCGCATGGAGCATCTCTTCCTTCCGTGGCATATGCTCAAGGAATACGAGATGGACGTGAAAGAGGGCTCCCGGTTCTACAACCTCGACCTCTACCATCCTACGGAATATGACATCAAGCTGATGGACATCTTTGAGAAAGCCGGCTACCCAGTGGAGTCGTGGACCCGTAAACTTGAGTGGTATGACAACATCTTAGAGAAAGAAGCCAAAGGAGACCAGGACTATATGTTCCAGGAATATCCTTCCTGCGAGGAGGAGTCTTTCGAGGTAACTGGCCGCCCTTGCCTCCCCGCCAAGGTGATTAACTACTGGGTGGAGAAGTCTAAGAACGACAAGCTCATCTTCGTTGACCAGTTCTCCCAGATTGACCACCGCACCAAGCGCCCCAAGATTATCATCGCTGAGACCAATAAGTCCGCCGTGAGGATGTGGCAGAAGCCAATGCCCGGCCACCGCTATCTCCTGAGCTGTGACCCATCAGAAGGAGACTACGCCGGCGACCGTTCCGCCTGGGTGATTGTCGATACCAACACCA